GGCGGTCGTTATGGCCGCTAGGCTTCCCGTGGGAGGTTGAACATGAAGAAGGACAGAAAGAGACGCAAAGAAGCCGTTAAAAGGCTGGAGAAGTTGGAGGACATGAACAGGGCGGGTGAGGAGGTAAACTCGTTAGACCTAATCGGCGCGCTTTATCCGAAGTTTGTATTTGCCACATGGCGAGAGAAGCGCGACAAAGAGACATGCGCCGAGCTGCTCGAAGAGGTTAAATCGCTCGTTGACATCAAAGACTACATCACATGTCCGCGCTCTAAAGAGGGACGAGCAATTCATATCGGCGATAGAGTTTACAAGGTTGACGGCGACGGTGACCCGCTTATCGTTGAAGAGATTATCATTCGCCACGGCGGCACGCTTGTTCAGTGCAGCTACGCGAATAATACAGAGAATATTCGCGAGAACCACATTAGAAGAAGATTAACAAGGCTGTCGTTCTTCTCGCGTGAGTTAACGTTTGGATCTACCTCGTTATACGAAAGGCTGAATGAAATGGCGCAAAAGCTCGACACTGCTTATAAAGAGCTGCGAGAGCAGATTAAAAAAGAGGACTTCTCGTTAGACGAGTTTTTATTTCAGTTTTAACTAATCAACAGGCCAGTAGCCCTTGCGGTTGCTGGCCTTTTTTCGTTTCTATGCCTATTTGCATGCCAGTTATTACAAAAACGCATGGCGTGTCATGCAATATTGGAATAGCTTACACAGCATTTTCATATTTCGTTTCTAAAGTGTTACATAATTGTTTCCAAATTGTAAACTTTGGCGACATACGCGACATTGAGGTACAAACGCGACATTTTTAATTTTCAATCTGCTATACTAAGGAAAACAAGTTTCCCAAAAGACCGCAGCAGCAAGAGAAAAGAACCAGCCAAGGGAAACAATCACCCGAGACAACCTCGGGAGCACGACGTTTCACACTCCAAAGCAAAAGCGGGCAGACGCTTCAGCGGATATCTGCACGCCTTTTGCGCTCCTTGCTTTCCAGTTTACATTCAAATGGCCATAGTGCTATCGATTTGCGCGATAAGCGCATTTTTAATGACTATTATTTGTCGAAAACGTGTATAAAACGTGTTGAAAGTATGTTGATAACTAACGCGAGCCGTTGACATTTGAGCAGTTAAACGCTATCATTTAGCTACCGAGAGAGAAAGGGTGGCGCAATGGTATCAGCGGCAAATGGTATCAAGGGAACAAGCGACAATTACGATTTAGCTTATTCATCATCTAAAGAATTATTTACGGCATGTTTAGAAGCTCGTGAGCGTTGGTTTCAGACACGCGAAAGAGTAAACGCGTACAAGCTCACCGAAGGCGCAAAAACGCAGAAGTTCAACGAGAGCGTATCAAGTACCAAAGATCCGGACACAATGCGAACCGTCGATATCCGCTTAATGCTAGAAGAAGATGAAAAGCGAGCAGCGAACGCGTACGACAAGCTAAAGGAAACGTGCGAGTACGTCCTCTATGGCAGAAACGGCGATAGTGGCCTATCTTCACTGGTCGGCGAGGACGCAGCAAATATTATCAAGTTTCATTACATTCACGGTATGACCTATGAGCAAACGGCATCGGTGCTCTGTATGAGTATCGCGTCAATCTTCAAATACGCGCGCATAGCATGTGAGACATGTGACACATACGGGCTTCAACACGTCGCAGCAGGTCAAGGCATCGCAAACGCATAGTGTAAAGAATAATCAAAGATAAACGCATAGGTTACTCTCTAAAGTAACCTTTCTCGGGCAGCGGTCGTGTTCCTCTCCACGGCCGCTTTTCTTTTGTCGATTATGGCCACCCTATACCCTAGGGGTAGGGGTAGGCACGGGGAGCATATGGGCGGAAACGTTAGACGAGCGAACAGCACACGCAGAAATGCGGTACGCGCAAGGGTACGCGCTATCGGCGCGCCCTGCTGGATATGCGGGTTAGATATCGATTACAACCGGCCAGCACGCGATCCGCTAGCGTATGAAGCCGACGAGCTAGTACCCGTAAGCCAGGGCGGCTCACCCTATGACGCAGCTAACATACGGGCGGCGCATAGGTGCTGTAATGCGTGGAGGTCAGCGAAGAGCGTGGCCAAGGTCGAGAAGCTCAAAGCCGCCGCAATCGCCCGCGACGCAGCGTGGCAAACGCCTATAGACTTTGTGAACATCATGAGAGCAACGCAGAGCCACGCTATAGACACAGAAACACTATTGCAGTACCAGCACACCACAACGTGGTAAATGGGGGCTTAGAACGGCTCACAGTGCCTAGTATAGGGGGGTCTTTTGTTCAAACAGGGCTCGCCATACCTTGCACCCAGGGCTAATATCCCCCCGATGTGTTTTTTATCACAACAAGCCGCCTAGCTGCGGCGATGTATATTCACCCTCAATATATGCAGGTGGTCAATGGATATTAACAAAATCATTCCGTACGCCCGAAACGCGCGTCATAACAAAAAGGCTATTCCTGCCGTCGCGGACAGTATCCGACAGTTCGGACTTCGTGGCCAAATCGTGTTAGAGAGCCGCGAGAACCCCGTAATCGTTACAGGCCATACCCGCGTTGAAGCGTGTAAATCTCTCGGCTGGAAAGAGATACCCGACGAAAACATCGCCTATTGCGACGGCTTAACCGAGGACGAAATCAAGGCATACCGTATCGCGGACAATAAAACGGGCGAGATTTCAACGTGGAATATCTCCATGCTCAAAAGCGAAGTTAAAAGCATTGGCAAACTGGATATGTCAAAGTTTGGTTGCGACTTCAAGAGCAAAGACCTTCCGAGCGGTGCTCACATCTTGAACAACAACCACGGCTGGAATATGGATATTTGCAACCGTGACGATTGCACGGGTGCCTATGAGCTTCCGCCGCTAGAACCGTGCGACGTGAAACCACACGATTTAATCAGCTTTAACTTTTGCAAGACAGCAACCGACTTTAATTGCGGTGTTCATTTCTGCATTGATGATTACCAGTTCGAGCGAGTATGGAACGAACCGCATAAATACGTTGACCTGCTAAAGAAGTTCGAGTGCGTCGTTTGTCCCGATTTCAGCGTTTACATTGATATGCCATACCCGATGAAGTTGTAGAACATCTACCGTTCCCGTGCTCTCGGCTTCTTTTGGCAGTCCCAAGGCATAAAGGTTGTGCCGAACGTAACGTGGAGTGACGCGTCGAGTTTTCCTTACTGTTTCGATAGTTTGCCGCAAGGCGAGACGATTTTCATTTCCACCGTAGGTGTTACCCGCGACAAAGAAGCACGAGCCGGCGCGGTTGCTGGCTTTAGCAAGGCACTAGAAGCAACGAAACCAAAGCGCGTGCTGCTCTTAGGCGACACGCTCGACGTTGACTTCGGAGATATCGAAGTTTGCAACTATAAACCATCATCATTTAAGCGAGGTTAGCATGGCTAAATCTAAATATTACATGCAACAATATCGCGCGAGAAAGAAAGCGGAAAAGCTGTCCGCGGTAGCGCTTGAGCCTACAAAAGAGGACGTGTTGGAAGCTGCATTGATGTATACGGTTGACCAAATGAAAGAAACATACCGTTATCAAGCAGCTATGGTAAACCCTAATGGAGAAAAAACAGTAAACCAAGAAACCCTCGATGTTATGAAGAGGTTTACAAGCGTTAGAAGCGATGTTAGACGAACACTCGAAGAGGGGTATCTAAGGCACTTAGACGAAATCGGCAAATATTACGACGAGTCATTCGAGCTTCTTATTACTGATACAGACGCTTTGTATAACAGGTTTTTTTCTTCCCCCGATTTATTTAATAGGTAATTTTTGAGGAGCAAATAATGGCAAAATCAAAAGAATATATGCGCAAATATCGTGCAATGAGAAAAGCTCGCGGCGGCGCAGGGGTGAGAGTATCTCAAATTCTCATGACCCCCGAAATGGAACTTGCAGAGATTGACGCGCGCTTGAAAGTGCTGAAAGAGCAAGAAAAAGATTATTTCGACGCAGGGCAACAGCTTATTATGGGTGGCTTTGAGTATAAACGCAGTTTGTACAAAGTTGACCCTACAGAAGCAGAGAAGGAAGAAATCAAGCGGCGTGAGCACGCGGGCGAGAGTCTCATGCAAAGGGGTTATGAATATCGATACAAGGGCATAGAGACGCGCAATGAAATTGAGAAGCTAGAGAATAGGCGCAAGCAAGTTTACGCAAACACTGCCGCAGGTATCCGCGCACAAGCGGCCGAAAGGCAAGCAAGAAGAGAGTTTGCGTTTAATAACCTCGTTAAGGAACGAGCACGACTACAAACAGAAGCCGCGCAGTGGTCGAACTCGAGAGCGTTTAGAAGAGAGCAACAAGAACGCAGAAGGAAAGCTGATATCGAAATCGGCAGAGCTAGAACCAGTAAAGAAAAAGAAGTCAGAAAAGTTATTGACAAACTCGGCAACCAGTACCGAGAAATAGTCGATAACAGAATTAAGGAGCTTAACAAAGTTATCGCGGGTGGGTCTAGTGTGAACAACAAGCTACTTGATGAATATTTGAGCTAAGCAGTCACTTTTCGTGGCTGTTTTTTTATTTTGCGAGGTGATACATGCCACGGAAGAAAGCAAGCGGACTGACAAAACCTGCAAACGTGGCAAATGACCCGTTCAAGTCCGCAAAGTGGGACGAAATCACGAGCGCGAGGACGTTTAGCACATCAGACGTTCCCGCGCTTCTTCTGTTGGTGCAATGGCACGCGGTCGCGCAACAGTGCATTGACGACATCGACGACGTCGGGCAAGTTGCATATCAAAACAAGCTCGGCGACTTAAAGGCATTACCGCAGATATCAACGCTTAAACAAGCAAGCGCGGAAATTAGGCAGCTCAATAAACAACTCGGTATCAATGACGCGGCAGAACCCGAGAAGAAAAAGACGAAACAAGCGTCGATGTTGCAATTCGTGATGAACGATCGTGCAAAGAAAGCAAAGCGGGTGAACGGTGGCTAAACGTTACGGTCGGCAAACGCCGACATACGAAATCGTCGGCAAGTACGCATACACCGACGGCGAGCAAGCGACCGCCCTTGCTTCCGAGTTCTGGGACGCGCCTTTGGAATGGCAGCAACACTTCTTGGACGTAATGCTCGCACGCGATAAGCGCGACAAATACGCGTTCAAAACGGTTGGACTCTCACTTGCTAGGCAGAATGGTAAATCGTGGAGCGTTCGCGCTCGTTGCTTCTATGGACTAATCGCCGACGGCGAAAAAATCTTGTACACATGCCAACACGGAGACACCGCCGACGGCATGTTCAAAGAGCTTTCCGCGCCGTTCGAGGACGAGGAAAACGAGGACTTAAACGACCTCTTAGACGCGGTACGTAAAACCAACGGCCAACAAGCGATTTACTTAAAAAATGGCGGCTATATCCGCTTTACCACACGTACAAATAACCTTGCGCGTGGTAAAAGTTACGACGTTGTTATCTATGACGAAGCGCAGGAGTTGACGCGAGAGCAACAAGACGCGTCGCGATTTGTTACGTCGGCAAGTAAGAAGCACAACGCACAAGTTATTTACTTGGGAACGCCACCAAATGAGAAAGCACCCGCCGAGGTATTCAAGCCCCTACATGACAGAGTACACGACGGCGACACTAAGGGCACGGCGTGGCTTGAGTGGGCGGTCGATGAAGTCGGAGACACGCACGAGGTCGACCGCTGGTATGAGACGAACCCTTCACTAGGTTATCTCATTGACGAGGAGACAATCGCCGCAGAAGCGGACGATGTCGCGCCCGACAGTTTCGCTCGTGAACGTTTGGGCTGGTGGGCAAAAGCAGGCGTAATCAAAACGGCTATTGATCCCGACGTTTGGCGTGCCGCTCGTATTAAGTCTATCGGTGACAAATACAAGAAGAAAACGACGTTTGGCGTTCGCTTCTCTAATGACGGCTCTATTTACGCGCTTGTTGGCTGCAAGCAAAACAAAGACGGCGAGTTTGCCGTGGAGCTGGTCGAGGTCGGCACAACTGAACGTGGTACGCGCTCACTAGCCGAAGAAATCGTGAACCGAAAACAGACAGTTAACGCGTGCATGATTGACGGCTTAAACGGTGCGGAAGCGCTCTGCACAAACCTAGCGGAACTCAAAGCCCCGCGAGGGTACATCACGCGCCCGAACACAGCCGACGTTATCGCAGCGTCGCAATCGTTTTTGGACGGACTCACCGACGGCACGATTAAACACACATACGCCCGAGCGTTCGACAATTCCGCGCTTGGGTGCGTCCGTCGTTCAATCGGAAGCCGCGGCGGGTGGGGCTTTGGCTCAACGGACGCAGCCGACAGCACGATTACAGAAGCCGCGGCACTTGCCGTTTGGTGCTGCAAAAACACCCGAAGAAATCCTAGAAGAAAGCAGCGAATACTATGATCTATCAAGATAAATTCTTGTATGGCGGTATCTCAACGCCAAATCTCGACAATGTCCCCGACG